TTTGCTGATGCTAGATGGACAATACAAGGAGCCAATGCAGGTTATAAGGAAAGTACAATATCTGAATTATTGACTAGCGAATTTGTTGATCCAGATGCTCCTGATCCTGCACTATATCCAAAAGGTATGTTACTATGGAATATGCGTAGAAGTGGATTCAATGTTAAGAAATTTGTACAAAATTACATAGATAACAATGCTCGTAATCCAAGAATTGAATTAATTGATAGTAATGGAGATCCTTTCAATCCAATTATGACAAGTTATTATCCACATCGTTGGGTAACAGTTAGTGGTAATGCCCAAAATGGTGCTGGTAACTTTGGACGTATAGCACAGCGTAGAGTTGTAGTAGAAGCATTACAGGCTGTAGTTAATAGTTCAAGAGATATTCGTGAGGAAGCTCGAGTATTCAATTTAACTGCTTGTCCAGGATATCCTGAATTGATTGGTGAACTAATTAATCTTAATTTTGATCGTGGATTAACAGCATTTATTGTTGGTGATACACCTGCAAGACTAACTCCAGACGCTACAAGTCTTAAGAATTGGGGCGATAATTTGAGATTAAGTTTTGAGGATAATGATATAGGTGCAGCAAGCTATGATGAATATATGGGTATGTTTTATCCATGGGGTTTCACAAGTGACAACTTTGGTCGTAATGTAGTTGTCCCTCCAAGTCATATGATGTTAAGAACAATTGCTTTAAGTGATAGTGTAAGTTTTCCTTGGTTCGCTCCAGCAGGCACACGCAGAGGTGGAATAACTAATGCAAGTGCAGTTGGGTATGTAGATAAAGAAGGCGAATTTGTTACAGTTGCCTTAAATACAGGACAGCGTGATACACTTTATGATGTCAAGATTAATCCAATTACATTCTTCACAGGTGTAGGATTAGTTAATTTTGGTCAAAAGACTCGTGCTAAAGCTGCAAGTGCTTTAGATCGTATTAATGTATCAAGATTAGTTGTATATCTACGTAGACAATTAGATATTTTAGCTAAACCATACATTTTTGAACCAAATGATAAGATTACAAGAGATGAGTTGAAGGGTGCTGTTGAAAGCTTAATGCTTGAGCTTGTTGGTCAAAGAGCATTATATGACTACATTGTTGTTTGTGATGAGTCAAATAATACCCCAGCAAGAATTGATAAAAATGAACTTTGGGTAGATATTGCCATTGAGCCAGTTAAGGCTGTAGAATTCATTTATATTCCATTAAGATTGAAGAATACAGGCGAAATTGGTGCGCTATAAGGCATAAATAAGAGTAACGGAGCTAATAATTATGGCAATTGCAACTTTAAATAGATTTACAGTACCCTTAGCAAGCGACTCAAGTGCAAGCAGTCAAGGCATGCTAATGCCAAAACTCAAATATCGTTTTAGAATTATGTTTGAGAATTTTGGAGTAAGCACACCAACAACTGAATTGACCAAGCAGGTACAAACTGCTGCTAAGCCTAACGTACAGTTTCAAAATCAAGTGATTGAAACTTATAATAGTAAGATCAACTATGCAGGTAAGCCAACATGGCAGACCATAGCAGTGGTATTAAGAGATGATCAAAGTGGTAATGTAAGTAAATTAGTTGGTGAGCAGATGCAGAAGCAGTTCGATTTCTATGAACAGGCCAGTGCAGGCGCCAGTGCTGATTATAAGTTTTTAATGCGTATAGAAATAACAGAAGGTGGTAACGGAGCATTTACGCCTAATGTATTAGAGACCTGGGAGTGCTATGGTTGCTATATTACACAGGCTAATTGGCAATCATTGAGTTATGCAGAAGCAGCCCCTCAAACAATAGATCTAACTATTCAACCAGATAATTGTGTTCAAATTCCTCAGGGAACTGGAGTTGGTGTCAGCGTACCAACACAGAGTGTCAGAAACAGAGTTACTGGAAATGGTGGTGTTGCTACTGGATCTGGTGCTTAATCTACACTCAAATAAAAGAGGGCTTTCGAGCCCTTTTTTATTGACTTAGCATTATACTACTAGTTTATTTCAATATATAAATAATATTATGGCAAGCCCATATAATGGATTATTGAATCAAATAGGAAATAGCTTCCTAAGACCCAAAGGACAAATGGGTGACTGGCAACATGCCGCTCGTACATTTGTAGATGACTATTACCGATTAGCACCTAAGGCTAAATTTTTATATCATGTTTATTTTAATATAAATCCTGGTGCAGTAATGATGCCACAATTGTCACAGCGTCATAGAAATGAAATTGGATTGTTAGTACGTTCTGTAGATCTGCCAAGATTTACAATGAAAACTCAAACTTTGAATCAGTATAATAGGAAAAAAGTAGTTCAATTGACCCATGAGTATGGGCCTATGACATTTAGATTTATTGATGATAGAGCAAATATTATTAATATGATGTGGCAAAGTTATTACAAATATTATTATGCTGATTCTATTACAGCAGAAGTATCAGGTTCATATGCTAAAAATGCCTATAAGGCATTTGATAGTATTCGTGGTCCTCATGGGCTTGACAATAATTCCACTATTCCTTTTTTCAATGAAATAATCTTGTATCAAATTAATAAACGTGAATTTGTTAGTTATACTTTAATTAATCCTTTGATTACAACATTTGTTCATGATACAGTAAGTAGCAGTGACCAAGGAAGTAGTCCAGCTGAATGTCAAATGGGCGTTATGTTTGAAGCTGTAAAATATGACTCAGGTAGTACCAGCAGTGGCAGAATCAAAGCATTTGCTCAAGAACATTACGATAAATTACCAAGTCCATTAAGTCCTTTAGGTGGCGGGACCAGTAGTATTTTAGGAACAGGTGGAATATTAGACGGTGCTGCTTCTGTTATGGATAGTATAGATAAAGGTAATTTTATTGATGCTGCGGTAGGTGCTATAAACACTTATCAAAATGCTAAAAAAATTAATAAAGCTGGTGCCAAGGAGGAGTTATCTAATGTAGCAGTTGGTGCAGCAATAGGGGCAGCTGGTCAAGTATTAAACGGGTTGAGGGGTTCAACTTTTCCACTACCAGGTAGAACTTCTACAACAAGCGCATCACCAACATTTGCATCCAATCCAAATGAACCTGCTGGAGGTGGTGCATGAACTCAACTAATTTACCAATAGAAAGTCAAACAGGATCTAAAGAAGTAAGACAATTTTTTAATAGTTACTATACTCAAGAAATAAGTTTCCCAAGTAATTTAATAGATGCTGTTATAGGATTTTTTGTTAAAAGAGGTTTTGATGAACAAGTAGCAAGGAGTACCAGTATAGTATTTTTAAATCAAGCAAGAGTTGATAATGTTAATGTTTTTGAATTATTAGAAAAACTTAAGACCTTAAGCGATATTCAATTAGGTCAAATTATTACACAAATTCTAAATGCTTATAGAATACAAACAAGTGTATTAGGTTTTAAAAGTACAAATAAAGATGAAAGTTTTGAGAGCAGAAATATTCTTATATGAGCAAATTTGCTAAGGGTAAGTTTACTCCTAAACATCCTGAAAAATATGTAGGACTAAAATCGCCAACATATCGTAGTAGTTGGGAATGGGCATTTATGAACTTTTGTGATAGTAATGCCAATGTTCATCGTTGGGCTAGTGAGGCTATAAAAATTCCATATCGTAATCCAGTCAATAATAAACAAACAGTATATGTGCCAGATTTTTTTATACAATATATGGATAAAAGTGGTCGTATGTTTAGTGAATTAATAGAGATTAAACCTCAAAATCAACAACTAATAGAAAAAGTAGGACGTAATAGTGCTAGAGCTACCGCTTATGTGATAAATCAAGCTAAGTGGGCTGCGGCTACAGCTTGGTGTAAAAATAACGGTATTAAGTTTCGTGTTCTAAACGAAACAGATATTTTTCATAATGGTAAATCAAGATAAATAAGGTATGACAAAAAAACTTGAAGAAGTTCTCAATTTACCAGAGAACAAGAAAATCATTAAAGAAGAAAAGAAACAGCATGAAAAACCTGAATCTTTTATGCGTGATATTGCTGAGTTTGACAAAATCAGTGCGGCATTGCCACAGGTTAAAGGATTAGGGGATTTAAGTGACAGTGAATTTGATGAATTAGCACAGCGTGCCACAAATGCATACGATGATCTAATGGATCTAGGTATGAATGTTGAAGCACGTTATAGCGGACGTATTTTTGAAGTGGCAGGTACTATGCTTAAGAATGCCATAGATGCCAAAGCAGCCAAGATGGATAAAAAACTTAAAATGATTGAATTACAGATTAAAAAAGCCAAGTTAGATCAGGATGCCGAAGCAGATGCATCTAATGAAGGTGAAGGTTTTATTGTTACTGATCGCAATAGTCTACTTGAAAAATTAAAGAATATGAAATAAATATAGTATAATGGAATAATTATGGGTACTTTTAAACAATATCTTGCAGAAAACAAAAAAGTTTACCAGTTTAAGGTAAAAATTGCTGGTGATATAGCAAAGCATCAAGTTGAAGCAATGAAAATTGCATTAAGTAAATATGATTGTACCAGTGTAAGTTCTCCTAAAAGAACACCAATAACAGAAACTCCATTAGAATTTCCTAATATTAAGTACAGCCATGTTAATATTTTTGATATTAGTTGTAATTATCCTGGTTCTCCTCATGAAATAGCAGCAGCTATAGCAGAAACTCTTAGATTAAGTTCAGGAAATATTATTGTTAGAACTAATGCAGAACAAATTGAACAAGATTTCGCTCTAGCAGGTAAAAATAGAATAGGAACAAAGGCCCCATCACTATTAAATAATCCTAACTTAGAAGATGTCAATGGACAAGATTTAGTAGGTGATAAAAAAGCAATGAGTTTTCTTAAAGAATTAGGAAAGACAAGTCATAAAGGTACAGAATATAAAGGTGTAAATGATCAATTATTAGCCAAGAGCGCTCCTACTGCATCAGCACCTAAGTCAAACAAAGGACGCTAATATGGATTTTAATAAATTATACAAAAAGATAGCTGATTTAGATCAAGGTAGACAGATTCTAAAAGAAAGTGAGCAGCCAGTAGAAGAATGTGGCATGATGGGCAGTGCTATGGGAGCCCCATTAGGTGGCATGATGGATACTATGAGTGTTAACATGAATGCCAGCGGTGCAGAAGGTATTCGTGAATTATTAAATATCCTACAAGGCAGAGGCGATGATATGCCAGGTGGTATGGATGGCCCAGATGGTGGACCAGCAGGTGTACTAATAGGTATGGATGGTCCAGATGGTGGCGATGACATGGGTTCAGATGATATGGGACATGATATGCATGATCATGGTGACGATATGCCTATGAAAAAACCAATGATGGGCAAAGGTCCAGAAATGGATGAGGAGTATGCTAATACTCCACAACCAGAAATGAGTGG